TAGCAATATCGTCTACTGCTTGGTCAAAGTATATCTCAATAAGATTATGTGATACAGGCAGTTGAATCCCGCCAGCAACTACACCTGCGTCAATAAGTTCGTACGCTTCTTGGTATCGCATTTTTATTTCTCTTTTTACGTTTTTTACGAATACGAGACTTTTTACGACCTAGCGTTGTTATCATTCTAGATGAACCATCGCTAAATTTTGTTGCCCCAGTTCCGTATGTTATTTCTTTCATTAGTCAAATATTAATCAAGTCCAATATAGTCAACAATAACATCTAAAACGACATTAGCAGCACTTGAGGTAGTCCCATTTCCAGTCCCCGCATTACAAACATAAAGAAAAGTGTCGGCAGTGCCAACTACTGTTGCATTTGGATAATTAGTATGAACTTTCTTTTCTGTACCTCCAGTCCCAGCATTAATATCGGTTGCAGTTGCTGCCATCGCACCCCCACTATGCTGTTGATGGGTGTTTGTTGCTCCGGCTCCTAAAATTTCTGGAACGGTAATTGTGGTACTAGCATTTGCTAAAGCTCCATCTGCCGCAGTTCCCGTCGAAGTAGAAAGACTAAGGTTTAATAAGTATGTTGATAAATCACCAGACTTAGTTACTAGCACAGCCGTAACTCTTTTAATAATGCTTAAGGCTGGAATTTTACATACTTCAGCAATAATACTATTATCACCACTATGAGCAGCACTAAAACTCATTCTTGTATATGTGCTAACATTGTGATGATTTATGCCTGCTGTTAAAAGAGTACCTGCTACTTGCACATTTCCAGTTGTACCATCTTCTAAAGAAAGACCAGTAGTATCACCATCACCAGAAACAACAGTTCTTAATGTTGAATCAACGCCATCATTGTTATTTTGTATTCTTAATGAATCTTTATATGAATTTGCCATTTTTTTATTCCTTTATCAAACTTGAGGGCGGTTGCCCGCCCCCAAGCGATTATTTGATTTTAGACTATTTTTAAGATAGCGTGTGTTTGTTCATTACGAACTTCAACACCAACTTCCATTAGCCATTCATCAGTTTGACCATCACGACCATCCTTAACGATGTCTTTACGAAGTTGCATATCACGACCAGCCAAAGGACGAACTGAAAAGTTCGCTGGGTCAATCGCTACTGCATAATCTTCATACGCACCTTTAAGGTATGGATGAGCAACAAAATCAAGTTGACCAACTGGCCCCATGTAGGAACGCACTCTTAGTCCGCTTGTTGTTTTTTCACCCGTATCGTAAAAACCTGTATCTACACTTCTAGTGGCGGCGGCAAGCTTTACCATCCATTTATTAGAAGCGAAAACAGTTTTAGTCATACTTCCAGAAACCATATCTGAAAATACATACTCAACAACCCCATCAAGGTTATTAAGACCTTCGCTTTCATCCCATTTGCAATTAGCGTTAGCATCTGCGTTCAGAGATGAGATAGAACCAGCAGTTCCCCCAACGCCTAATCCTTGAAAAGTCCTTTTTGGATTTTCAGAGCTAGCGTCAAGAGAAATAGCACCATTGGTAAGCAAAGCCCATTCGATGTCGCCTTTAATTTTTGCTAGCTTTCTAGCTTGCAAACGAGACATTTCAGAACCTCCATAGTGCTTTGCAGCTTTGGCTGTACCTGTTACAGTATATGGTTCACGAAAAATTTGCGTACAATTTTTTAACCTACGCACTTTTTTTCGACTTTCTACACCAACAGCAGCACCTTCAGCATATTGACCGGGGCCACCACCAATCATAAAATAATCAGCGTTGGCAAAATTAATTTCACCAAAGCCCTTACTTCCACTATGAGTTTGGTAGCCATAGTATGAAACAGCAGTGCCGTTATCATACAATTGACCAGCGGTTGCAACGTATTCTAATGTTAAAGTTGAATCAGTATTGAAACCAATTACATCAGTACCACCAGCTATTGCTTCTGTATTGTAAGCGCTTAAACTAGTGTGAGCATGAGCGCCAACAAACTGAACTGACTTATCTGATGGTGAAGTAAGATTTACTTCTTTGCCAATAGCAATACATATCAAATGAGTGACGTTTGTTGCAAACGCTGCGGTACCAGTAAATGTTCCACTATAAATTCCGCCAACTTCAAAAGCTTCCACTTCTGCTTGTTTTTTGAAATTTATAATTACATTTTCACCGTTTGCGTTGCTAGTTGCAGTGTCAGATAAAAGAGTAGTAGCACTATCTGCTCCGGCTGACTCACCAGCCATACTAATCTTTACTGATTTTTTTATCATGTACTCGTCTTCCATCCACTCAAATATAGGGACTGGAGTCAAGCTTGACTTCATTCCGAACAGAGAGAAAATGGGAGTAACATTTGGATTGTAGTAATGGATTTTTTCCCCTAATTCAAGAACTTGCCTTTGAGACGCGTCCGAAAATTGGAGAGCTGTACCCGTACCATAACTTGTAGGCATGTTATACCTCCTATTTATGTTACAATAGCGCTACAATCCATTATAAAGGATTATAACACTATGTATTTGTATTATTAAATTCCATAATCCCTTTCCAAAAATCATCTACTGCTTTTTCTTCTGGTTCAATAGCTTGAGGAGCGTTACCGCTTACAGCGGCGGCGCTATTTTGCTTATTTTTTACCTTGGGAGTTTGCTCAGTTGATTTTTGCTCAGGATTATTCCCTTTGTTTGATAAAGTTTTCCAGATTTGAATTAAGTTCTCCTGAGATACATTATTTGGGTCAGCCATAAATTGGCGATATTCTACAATATCTGTATCGCTTAACCCCATTTTCTGTAGCTCTGTGGTTTCCGCGTCAAACGCCTGAGACTCTGAAAGTTCAGACTTTAACTTTTCAACCTCCATCATGGCCTGAGTAGCGCCTTGACTTATAAGCCATTTATCATGCTCTGCTCTCCATTGTGCGGAGCTAGAGTTATCAATGCTTTCATCAAGAACATCGTAATCGTCAGGCTTAACTGGCGGAGCATTCAAATCCTTTTGTTTTTCCTGTACTGACTCTGTCAGTTTTTGGACTACATCAGGATTACTGGCAAGAAATTCATCTAGCTGCGCTAACTTTTCGTATTTTTGCTTTTCACCGCTCCATTCATTTTTTTCCTTATCGGATTTTGATTGAAGTTGTTTATAAGCATCTGCTAGCGCTTGCTTTCCTTCCTCATCATTTGCGAACTTGTTCTCGATTAGCCATTGCTCAACCTTAGATTCACTTTCTGGCTCTTCTTTATCAACTTTCTCATCAGATTGATTTTCTTGAACTTCTTCAGTAGAATTTTCAACCTGCTGTTCTTCAGCTAATTGTTCTTGTTCTACATCAGAAGAAGAGCCTGAGTTAAACTCATCGAGTTCAGCCAAAAGGTTATCTTCGTTCATTTCTTCATTCTGCGTTTTCTGGTCTTCGTTTGTCATACGATGCTCCTTTTAAAGTTATCCGCTATGCTTGCGGAGCTTTGGATTCTGAGTTAATCGCTTGCTTTGCAATAGACAATTCCTCACCGACCATGCGGGTCTTGTCTCTTTGTCGCGCTTGTTCCAGCTTTGAATTAGACTTGATGTTGCTTACCGCCTCAGAAACTGGTTTGGTAGCTTCACTTATTTCAGCCCTCATGTTTGCATGGAATACTTCACGCTCTCTAGTTTGCAGGTCTCCCTGCATTTTCTTGAGTTCTTCCTGCGCCTGTTGCAACTGCGCCTGTAAATTTGCTATCTCTCCCATTCTTTGCATAAGAGACGCTTTATCTATGTCTCCTTTCATATTCATGATAACTTGAGTTTTGTCATAAATACCTGCGTTTAGAAGAGTTAAATCTTTTTGTAATTCAGCCATTGGAGATTTACTCCTAGTAGACCCAACAACAACCCTTACATCAAATTGAGATGTTTGCATATCATATAATTTTTTAACTGCACCTGTTTTGTCGTCAATAACTGGAATATTCAAATTAACTTCACTTTCATCGCCGACGGGACTCATAATTCTTAGAGTTCTTTGTTGGTCATAAACATTTGGCATCCACTCTGTAACAACCTTAGCTGTTCTTGTGAGCATGTCATATATTGGCAATATTTTCCAGTTTTGTTTTCTTGAAGATGACTCATCCATAATCTGAGCTTCTCCAACGGTTCCCGGCGCGCCTTGTGCATTTCCCTGAAGAAATTTATAAGCTCCAAAAACTGTTTCTATATCTACTTCATATCTACCTTTTTCAGTGTAAAGCTGAGAAGATACTGCTGGTGGGGCAAATTCTTTTATTTTACCTGTTGCCAATGCACCCGGATTAGCTCTTATTATAGCATTTGGTATGTGCCATTTTTGTATTTCGCTAGCGTCTATTGCGCCATCTTCATATAAAAGTTTAAAGTTAGTCGTAGCATTTGTATGTGAAATTATTAATGCTTCAGTTCTATTTAACATACGCTGAGGTGTTTTAGCGTGCCTTACATCTCCACTGGGAAAAGGATTTCCAGCATGCTCATTACAAGCCACTGCAATTGGATATTCAGATATAGGAAGTATTTCATCATATAAAACAGTATCCCCAACAACAAAAACCTCTCTAATTTTTGTTTGATAGGCTATTTGCTCTGTAATAATTCCTTTTTTTATAAAATCTTCATATTTATCATCTTGGATAAGTTCTTTATATTCATCTTTTGTGTAAAGTTGACTTTTACCTGTGTTTGTATCAAGTATTAACGCATGCGGTATGTTTACTTTTATAAAGTAACAATATTTTCTAACCCGACTTTGATGGTCTAGGTCATTAGTACCTCTGGTTTCAATATGGTCTCTTGAATACTTTCCACTTTCCATTTCGTTGCGTTGATGATTTTCTTCAGCATCTTCTATTTGCTTAGCGTACTTTGGGAATAATATTTTCAAATGCTCTTTTGTGTGTAAATCTGAATATATAATTGCGCTAGCATCTGAAAAATCTGGCATCGAGCTATTAGGGTCAACAAAAACAGACTCTGGTGGCATTCTTTTTACTTTAATAGTTCCAAGACCACTGTCTCCCTTCCAGTCTGGGTATATATACATATAAGCAAGTCCTTTTACAATAAAATCTTTACAGGCTTGTCTAAAATGTACATCTGCGTCTGATTCGTACCAGATTTTATCAAGTAACTGGTCAAAGACGAACGCCGCATCGTTATCGGTCTTGCCCACAGCGTGAACATCCCATTCAGGAGCAGATGCGGCGATATTCGCTAATACCTGCTCGACGGCGGGGCGTATTTTGTTATTAGCTTCTGGGGGCTGTCCCACACTGAGCAAGTAATTTTTTTGAGTCTTAGTTAATTGAGAACCGAGATAAAACTCATGGTCTTCCGCCATTTGATAGCGATACTCGCTAGAGGAGCTTTCAAAGAGCAGATAGTCTGCTCTTACCTCCTCTGCTGAAATTTCTTTAGTTTCAAGCTGACGTAAGTTTAACATATGTTACATAATAATGTTACAAAAAAGGACTCCAATAATCAAAATTTTTTATTTAACAATATTAAAGTAGTAATTGGAACTAGAATTAAATCAGATGTATTATCATCTCCGCCCTTTACCATGTGCGCTAAGTCGTTTAAATACATATACTTAACAGCTTTTCTTAGTTTATCAACCCTAAACATAAGCATAAACTTTACATCGCTATCTATTGTAAATACCTGTATCCACCATTTTGCATCTGTTGTTGAAATACCGCTTGGTTTACCTCTAGACCTGATTTCTATTGCGACATTTCCAGTGTCAGCCCAAATATCTCGCTCAGTCTTAACTTCAATTGAGCCTTCCCCTTCAAATAGCTTTCTTACTTTTTCTTCATATATTTGACCAAAATCAAGGTCAATATCAAAATTCCCCACTATGCTTCTACAAAGTCTACTGCGCTAAACATTTGTCCTGTTTCCCAATCAACTTCTGTGATTGGTGGGGGTGGTAGCCATTCGCCTTTTTCATTTTGTTCAACATCTGGCGCCCATATATCATCTATCGCCCAGCGAAGTGCATCTAATGTATCTTTTTTAAATGTTCCATGTTCTTTAAAATTTCAAAGCTCGGTTTCTAATCCTTCGTGAGATTCTTTTAAAAAAACAGAGTGTGACGCAAAATGTGGTTGCATTTGTTTAATACGGTAATACTTAGCCTTAATTGCTTTTCTAGTGTTGATATTGTAGAATCTTCCTGTTTCCTTAGAATGTCTTCGTACATAGTCTGCTAGCATAACATGACCAGTTTCTTCAATTTTTATATCTCTTGGGTGGTACATGTCTGCTAGCTCAAATAATTTATCAGCACCGTCCATTGGTGCAACCTGCCCCCTAAAATAATCAAGCACATAAATATTATACTCTTTATCTACAGCAATTACCATTATTACAGTATAATCTGCTTTTACATTCTCACTTGATGCAGGGTCAACTCCCAAAAAAATATTAACAGGCAATTTTACTCTTCTGCCCTCATCGGTTCTCATGATAAAGCTTTGCTCATCCTCATACATGTACCTACCTTCCCAATATCGCATATCTGTTGATTTGAATATACGAAAACTATCATCTACTGGAATATTTTGATACTCTTGATAAAAATATGCTATATCACCTTCTGATTTTAACCTTTCTT